AAGGATTGAAACAAGGATCTCCTGTCCAAGTTCGCCACCGATGCTTTGAATAAGGTTGTGGTAATGATTAAATAATTCCTCTGCTTTTTCTTTTGGTGTCATTTGTTTGCCTTGATTAATAGGATTTATTAATATATCTTTTGAACTTGTTGTATCTGATTTACCTAAAACTTCAGGAAACCTTGCTAAAAATTCAACCGTCGTTTGTTTTTCCATGTTTTTTAATTGTGCGCAAGTGAATCCGAGCCTTGCATTAAACGAAGGCATGAATAGCGTAACCCGTCAATTCCATGGTTATCAGCGTCTAATGGCGTTGAACTCTTTTTATCATTCCAAATATAATTCCTTAATTCATGTTTCAAGTTATACGATTCCTCAGTGACCACGATGGTAAAATCAAGCATTCGTTTTATTCCGTCAACCACGCTGCCCGCGTACTTTTCCGTTTTGTTTACATTGATACCATTTGACAAAAGCGCGTCAATCAAACGTGGCTCACTTGTATCAGCAACAATCAAGGCATCGGTTTCAACCTCATTCCTTATCCTTGTAACAACCATGTCATAAGAAAGACTTTGTTCGTAAATAATTTCCTTCACATAAATCTTATTTGCCGTGGTATCAACCGCGACTTTAACCAATGCCAAGGGATCGGGATAAAAGCCGAAGTCAAGCCCGTAGGCAAAAGGCAAAGAGTTATCAAATTCGCCCTCCACCCAGTTTGGAAATATTACCCCTTGTTTCTTATCCAGCCATTTACCAAGAAACCTGTGCGCGTATGCCTCAGGTGACTTGCTTTTAATTGCCTCAATCTTTGCAATATAATCCTTGCTTATGTTATGGTAATTATCTAAGTACGTGGTATGAATGTGGGTTATATCTGGGTGCGTGCTTATCGGTATCGAATGCCCGTCAATCGTCTCCATGCGGTGTGACTTTTCAAACCACCGTTTCCAAATCCAATGCTCCACGTCCTGCGGGTTCATGACAAGGATAACAAGGTTAGGCGTGTCAGGCATGCGAATACTTTCGTCGATTGTATCAAAGTCCTTTTCGCTTACAAACTCCTCAGCCTCGTCAACAATGAAAACATTTAACCCGGGTATCGATTTTAACTTTGCCGTTTGATTTCCGCTGCTTGTTTTTATTCCTGAAAAGATTATTTCACTCTTTGTCACCTTGTGACCAATTTGCGCGTTGGTCATATTGAACTCGTCACCCACGCCAAGCAAATCAATCTTTTCCCTAAACTCAGGAATAACGGATATGTTAGCACTTGATAACGTGTACCGGGTAAAAAGAACCTTCCAATTTTTGTAAGCTAATAACATATTACACGCCCAAAGCCCCACGGTGAAAGACTTTGCCGAACCACGCCCACCCGTAATTAGGAAGTAACGCGTTCGCGGTTGCCAAAGGGCTTGATATTTGTCACTGACTTTTATCTCCATTTATACTGATTCGTTCAACTCATTTGCCTCGTAAATAATTTCTAATCCATATTGCAAGGCAACTTCATGCTCAATTTTACAACCTCTTGCATTCTCCCAGCCTTTTGCAAAATAAACAGTACTGCATTCGCTCATATATTCAAGTGACTTTGCTAAAAAACATACAGGTATTTGAACAACTCCTCTTGAAGTCATGGAATCTTTAGAATACCATTCATCTTTAAAGTAAGTATTTAAAGCCACTAAGTTTTCTTTTTTAGCGTATTCAAGAAACTTGTTTTGAGCGTTAGTAATTTGTTCCTCTGTTAAGCCATTCATTGGCTGACTAATCATTATTTTATTCATTATTATTATTTTCCTTTGTAAATATAATCGTTGGCACGGTGACCTTTTCCCCTTGCGTGGTTATGTCAATGTTTTGCTTTGCCTTCCCGTAAGCACGGTCAAGGAGCAACTGTGCCGCCTTTATGTCACCCTTTGCAGCTTGTTCCCTGAGCTTCATGATAATTGCCTCGGCCGCCGTGATGCCGTCTTTCTCTTGCCCCATGACATTTGCCATTATCAAGTCAAGGGCTGGGAGCTTCTTTGGGCGACCGCCTGCGCCTGTACCTCCATTCCTTAATTTACCCCCGTTTCTACCTTCTCTCATAACGATGTTTTACGAAGTTATTTTGGTGTCCAAGACTGTGAAAAGTCTTTATCTTTAAATACATCACTTTTAGGTATTCCAGCCCTAAACAATAATCTTACAACTTCTTCCTTTTCCATTTTAAGACGCTTCATTATTTCCTGTCCGTCTAATCCATTTTTAACCATGTCTGTAATTATATTCGACATTTCCAAAACTCCGTGCGTTCCTCTTGCTCTATTATGCCTTATAGTTGCCATTTGCTGCTGGTTTGCGTCTTTTGGTGTTATCATAACCGTTGGAACATTACCGTCTGTCAAACCGTAAATTTCCTTGTGTCCTGAAACTGTCCATCTATGAAAACCATCAACAATAGTAAAATCTGGATTTATTACTATTGGCTGTGTCCAACCATCTTCAAGAATTGAAATTTTTAATAATTCAAGTTCAGGAGGCGCAACCTTGTTAGGATTGTAATTATTTGGCTTTAATATATCTCTATGAATCCAAGAGATTTTATTTAAAGGTTGATTTTCATGTTTCATTTTGAATATATTTTAATTGCTTCTTCCAAAGATATACCTAATTTTTCTCTTGCTTTTGTTGCCTCTGTTGTTAATACATTTGACATTCTTCCTTTAAAGTCACCTCTAACAGCAACGGTACATAGCCATTTCCATGAAATACCGCTAATAGGATGAGTATTTTCGTCTTCAATTTTACTTTTAGTTTTTGTGTAATGATTTTTTATATAATGATTTATATTTAATTTAATGTCATTTTTGCTATCATGGTCATAGCTATCAATGATAATATTTAAATAATCTTGCCATGTAATTCCTATTGGTTTAGCTTTTGCGCTGCTATATAATTCAGTGTTTCCATACCTCCAAGCTGTTGCAACGCCTTCTACCCTTTGAATCATCTTATGCCACATCTCAGGAAAACATTCTGCGTAAATCCATAATCCTCTTAATGGTTCTTCACCATAAGGCGGACAAACTCTTTGGTGTAAAAAATCATTAAACAATTTAGTTTGGTTAAAAATATCATAGGTTTTATTATAATCCCAGCCAAATTTATGAACCGCTAACCAAACGTCTTCGCTACTCCAGTCGTATATTGGAAATGCGCGATATTGATTTTGTCCAGATTCGCATTTAGAATTTATGTACGAATCATTTTTTTTCGCTGCAATAACTTGGTATCTCCTTAAACTTTCTTGTGTTCTTATTCCAGTAAGCATTGCAATTTTGCCATCTTTTTTATCAAATAAATATGGACAAAATTCTTGAAATGTCATTCCTTTTTTAAATTTATCATGATGCGTTATTGCATTATCAGGAATAGTTCTTACCCATTTATCTTTTTTATCTAAATCCCAAGTGTACCAAAATGGTTCTTCATTAGAACATGCATTCCTATGTTTAAACTCTAAACAATACCATTCTAAATCTATTTCTGGATTATTGTTGACCCTATGAACATATTCAATAGTTGGAGGATGAACCGCTTCTTCGTCAAAAAAAACTACTTTTAATGGTAATTTATTTCTTTCCCTTGCTACATTTAAAACACAATTTAAAACCGCAGTACTGTCTTTACCTCCAGAAAAAGAAACAACAATTTTATCAAATGAATCATATATATGATTAATTCTTTCAATAGCTTTATCATATACATTTGCATCTAAATATTCCTTTTGTCTTATCTTACCCATTATTTTGTTCTAATTTCATCAATTTTATTGGCTGCAACGCCCTTTACAATCGTTCTATTAATCATAGGGTGAAACTCGTCTTCTGCGCCAAAATCGCTATCTGGGTGAAATGCTATTACATCCATTGAACTTCCATAGGTATTAAACTTGTGCGTTCCTGCTTCATATTCATTTCCATCTAATCCTAATGCTTTTTCAATTCCATTGTATTCCTTTATTACAAAAATAGTTCCTTCCTCTAATGGTAATTTACCAAAAGGAGTATCACATTCACCAGATCCTCTTATAACTATTCCAATACGATGACTTGGGTGAGTGTGTGCCGTCTGTATAATTTCCTTAGGAAAGTGCAAATGATTTAAACAAGGATCTCCTTTTTTTACTGGCGCAATTAATAAAGAATCAGTACAACCATCAATATATTTTAACCTTCCAACTTCTTCTACAACTCCACCAATATTTGTATATGCTCTAAATTTATTTTTTATAAAATCTCCATTTTTTACAAATACCTCAATGGCTATTGCCTTAAATTTGCCATGCAATTTAAATTTTCCATGATGACTAAAATAAGTATCTTTTGGCATCAATGAATTTAAACCTGATTTTATTTTAAGCTTTGCTATACCTTCGTAAACAAATACAAAGTAAGTTTTGTCGTGTTGTGGATTTAAACCTTCTGAATCAATAATATTATAATATTTTAATGGAAATCTATTATGGTTTTCCTCATTAAATATTAAGCCTGATTCAGCTTTTCCAAAACTAATAAACGATTTAGTTTCTTGTCTCATGTTTATTTATTATAATTTCTAATTATTTCCATTAATGCTTCTTCCTGTTTTTCAAACAAAAATTCATTTTTTACTTTATTTAAAGTATCTAATAATTTCAATTTGTTTTCATGCAGCATGATTAATTCAAAAATAGAATAATCATTATCAGATGACTTTGGACTGTCATTTGATTGATTTTCATTTTTTTCATCTACGTCAAAATAATTACTATTATTGAACTGAGGTATCTCCAAGCCCCACGCTTCCAAGTCCACCACTTCCCAATCGTTCGCAAGTGTGTCCCAGTCCCATTCCCCAAAGGCGACGTTGTCCGCAATAATAAACCGCTTCTTTTCGTCCTCGGTTAAGTCGCTACTTCGCTTTACCCATGCTTCTTCCACGTCCGTGAATCCAAGTTCTTGCAAAGCGCGAAGCCTCATATTTCCTCCAAGTACCACGTTGTTTTCATCAATGACCATTGGGCGAAGCGAAAGCATCTTAGGAAACTCGGTGATACTTTGCTTTAGCTTTTGAAACTTGTCGTCCCTGAGGACGCGTGGGTTGTTTGGGTTTGGTTTAATATCTTTTAGCTTCATATTCCTTTTAACACTTGTTTACGTTTGTTGTTGACGGTAAGAAGATTTCGCTCAGTCAAAAGCCATTTCCTGCCTGCCTGTAAATGGTTAAAATAATTCCCATCCTTTTCCAAAGCCTCTTTAAATTGTCCACTCAAATCGTCGTTGCCCTCGTACAACCGAACGCCTGGAACATTGAACTCCGTGATTTCCTTTGGTGCATACGGTACACAACCCGTAACAAGCATCTCCATGGCAAAGTTATTCGACTTACTTTGATTGAAATTGTCATTCGTCAAAGGGAACACGGCGTAATGTGCCGCACTGTTTTTTATCAGCTCGAAATATTGAAACAATGAATTGTTCCACGGTATGACCTTGACATTTGGATACAATGTTTTTCCCAACCACTCAGGGATTCCAATAAATGCAACCTCTGTGTCCTTGCGGCTGCTGACATAATGCCAAAAGGTGTCCACGGTTTTTAAATCCTCAATGTGTGTCATGCTTCCACGCCACAACACGCGTTTTACCTTTGCCTCAAGCTTATCAGGTGACACGGGGCAAAGTGGCGTCACTTGGAAGTCAATGGCGTTTGGTATCACCATTATTTTACTTTCGTCAAAGAATTGCTTGTAAAACTCTTTGAGAAAGGGTGTTGATACAATGATATAATCCGCATACTTAAAAGCCTTTTCAACCGATTCTTTTACCTGTGTTTTACCGAAGTGTGCCGACGCTGGATTTGCAGCGTTGACCTCATGTAATAAATCGTCGTGGTCAAGAATGATTTTTTTACCCATCTTCTTTGCCTCAGCGATCATGGATAACATTCCGTCGCCGTTGGGCCGTTGAAACAAGATAACGTCAACGTCGTAAAAATCGTACCATTTTACCGTCTCGGGATTCAAGTAAGTAATATGAAGATTTACCATTTGGGAGCGAAGCCTCATGAATGGATTTACCGAACGATAGTAGTCGGTTGTTGGACTGGTTAAATTGGTTACAATGCCTAACCTCATTTACTTTGTTTTTGGTATGTGTCCAATAAAAGGTTCAACACCTCCTCCATCGAGTGTTTGACGTTGGTTTCCTTCCAGAGTTGAAATTGCAAATCAAGCAATTTTTTTCTTATTTTTTCATCCCGATAGCTTACCGAAAACACGGCGGCGGCTGGTTTATTGACATTCATTTTTTTGTTTTTTTAATCTGTAATAACGTTCCATTTGGTATTTATTTACCCTCTCTTTGTTCGCTTGATACCACGCTTTATTCCTAATACTTTTCTCAGCCTTTTTCTCAGGTGATTGATTCTGGTGATAAAGCCTAAAATATTCCCTTTGCTTTTGCTTTTGGTATTCGGTCATGTTCTCCCGATATTGC